ATAATGGTACAAGTTCTGTTTTTGCTGACATATCTAATAGCCCTGCTGCAAAACATATAGCGGTGGTTCGTGATTTTGTATTCACAGGCAATGTTAAATATGGTGGTACAACATATACAAATAGATTGTATTGGTCGTCATTAGCCTCTCATACAGGTTGGACTGCAGGAACAGACCAATCTGATATACAAGATATATTTGATATGGGTGATATAACAGGCATTGTTGGTGGTGAGTATGCAACGATATTGTGTGAAAAAGGTATTGTTATAGGTACTTATAGTGGTACACCACTTATATTCCAATTTGACAAAGTACAAACAGGGTTTGGTTGTAATTATCCTAATTCAGTTGCCAATGTTGGCTCAACTGTATTTTATCTATCAGATGATGGTTTTTACAAATTTGATGGTAGAACATCAACACCAATAGGTGCAGAAAAAGTTAATAGATTTTTCTTTGATGATTTTACAATTAGAAACAAAGGAAGAATGTCAACAGCAGTTGACCCTACAGAACAAATAGTTGTGTGGTCATATACATCAGGAAGTTCTAATGATGATAACCCTGATAGATTGTTAATATATAACTATGCTTTAGATAGATGGTCGTATGCAGAACTAGACTGTGAACTTATATCTTCTTTTATGACAATAAATTACACACTTGAAGAACTTGATAGTATAAGTAGTTCTATTGATGGATTACCTGCATCACTTGATAGTGCTATTTATATAGGTGGTCAATTTATCTTTGGTGGTGCGAAAGACAAAAAGATACACACCTTTAGTGGTATTAATAAACAGGCTTTAATAGAAACAGCTGATTTAGATACAGGTGGTGGCAAAACAAGTATTATTACAAATGTTATTCCTTATGTAGAAATTGCACAAGGAACAACACCTGATATATCAGCACAAGTATCTACAAGAAATAGACAAGTTGATAGTGATAGTTTTGGTTCAACATCATCATTAAATGCAAATGGATATTGCAACATAAGGTCAAATCAAGGTAGGTATCATAAAGTAAGATTAAATGTATCAGGCACTTGGAAATACATACAAGGTGTTGAATTAGAGGCAAAGACAACAGGTAAAAGATAAATGGCAGACAATCAATATAGAAAGTTACCTCAAGGTGGTGGTGACCCTAGATTAGTTGCTGAAATAGTAAACAGAACAATAGATGGTGGTTTAAATTCAACCGGTAGTGTTACCCTGCAAACCTCCTCTATTACTACAACTGTTAGTGATGTTCGTGCAAGTGAAAACAGTGTTGTTTTATTTATGCCAAAATCGAGTAACGCTGCAAGTGAATTAACAAGTTTGTTTGTATCAGCAAGGACAAATGGTTCTTTTACAATTACACATAATAGTAGTGGAACATCAAGACAATATGAATACATCATCATTGGATAAAGAAGCGTGGTTAAAATCACGAAAGTATATATTAGAAGCATTGAATAGAGGTATTAATTCTCATAGTGAAAAAGATGTATTCTATGCAATAGCACGAGGAGATGCTCAATTATGGACAGGTCAAAAAAGTGCTTGTGTTACAGAGATAGTAACATACCCTAATTTTAAATCTATACGATTTTGGTTAGCAGGTGGAAATTTAGAAGAATTAAAAAAAATGGAACAACCTATTTGTGAATGGGCTAAGTCTATTGGTTGTAAAAATGCACAAATAATTGGTCGCAAAGGGTGGTCAAGAATAAAAGATAAAGACAGAGCCTATGAAGAAGTAGGCACAATTTCAATAAGGAGTTTATAATGAGTATAGGTGGCGATAAAACAGGAACATCAGTTCAAACTACAAATCCTCCTGCGTATGCAGCACCATTCTTAGCGTATGGTGCGAATGAAGCACAGAGATTATACAATACTGGTGGTGGTTTTAATTATTTTCCTGAAAATACTGTTGCAGGTTTTAGCCCTGAACAACAAATGGCTATGACACTACAAACAAATAGAGCATTATCAGGTTCACCATTACAAAGACAAGGACAAAATTTAGCATTAAATACATTACAAGGTAATTTTTTAAATGCAAACACAAACCCTTACTTTCAAAGAGCCGTTGTTGACCCTGTAACAGATAGGGTACAAGGCACTTTTTCACAAGCAGGTAGGTTGGGGTCAGCTTACAATCAAAACGCCCTTACAAATGCTCTAAGTGATGTTTATTATAGAAATTATGAAACAGAAAGAGCTAGACAAAATGCTATGATACCTCAAGCATTTAATATGGCTCAACAAGATTATACTGATTATTCAAATTTAGCTAAAGTTGGTCAATTAAGACAACAACAAGCACAAAGAAATATTTTAGCTAATATGGATAGATTTAATTTCTTACAATCAGCACCGGCACAAAACTTAAATCAATTATTAGGTCAAGTTGGAACTGCTGCAGGAAATTATGGTTCAACAAGTTCACCTTATCAATACAATCCATTTAACCAAGCGTTAGGAACTATTGGTAATATTGTTGGTATTGGAACAGGTATTAAAGGATTATTTAATAATTAATAATTTGCATAGGATAATAAAATGACAAGACAAGAAATATTAAATTCAAATTTACCACCAAAAGAAAAACAAAGAAGATTAAATATGCTTGACCAAATATCAACAAGTACAAGTGGTGTGTCATTGGGTGGTCTTTTACAAAGTTCAATGCAAAATATGGGTAATAATCCTCTTGGCATTACACCAGCACCTGTTTTGCCACAAACACCAACTCCACCTCCTAGTGTAAATATTGCAACACCTAGACAAAACATTAGTCAACAACAACTTATTGCAAATGCTTTAAGAAAGCCTGTTTCAACAAATATTTTACAACAAGGTATGCAACCACCAACTATTGCTCAACAAATACAACCTCCAAGAACAGCTAAAAGAGGTATATTTAATAGGATTGAAAAAGCCTATCAAGATGCAGCACCAATGTTAGCAATGGCACAAGAATTTAATAGAATGGGTGCAGCTAGACCAATGGGTTCAACAATTCCTCAAGGTGACCCAATGGGTGCATATAAAAGAGCCAAGTTTGGTGACCAAGAAAAAAAATTAAGAGAAGAAAGACTTGCAGAAAAATTAGGTATTTCATTAGAAGAATATATAAAATTATATGGAAAAACTAACAATCCATTAATTAACGAAGTAAAACTTACAGCATATAAAGATATTTCAGAAAGTGCTAATTCTGCTCGTGTAGCTTTAGGAAATTTAAACATAATGCAAACTATTTTAGATGACCCAGATTTTGAAACAGGTTCATTAGCACCTTTAAAAACCGAAATGGCTGCTTTAATGGATAATTTTGGTTTGTTAAATGAAGAAGCTCAAACTCAATTAAACCAAGCAACAACATTTAACGCATTAGCAAATAATTCAATATTACCTCTTGTTAAACAGTTAGGTGTAAATCCTACAGATAGAGATTTGATGTTTGTTCAATCAGCAGCACCAACTTTAGGTAAGACAAAAGAAGGTAATAAATTATTAATAAAAACATTAACATTAGCACAAAATAAAAAAATTGAATATCAACGACTTTATGCACAACTAAGTGCTACTAATCCATCATTAGACCACCCAACTTTAGAACTACAAGCACTACAAGGAGTTGATGAAATGTTTAGAGAAGAAGTAAATGCACTACAAGAACAATCAAAATTTATAAAAGGTAATACTCCAGATAATAAAAATGTAGTTTCTGAAGTAGAGAAGGTTAATAATTAATGGCTGAATATAATTTTAATGCTAATGGAAAATCTTATAATTTACAATCAAATACAGATTATTCTGACCAAGAAATAAATGATTTATTTGTAAAGTTTGATAAAGGTGAAAGTTTACCTGATGATGTTGTTATAAGACCAACTATTAATAATAGAAAACCAATAATACCACAAAGACTTGCACCTCCTTTAAGTGGAGGTTCATTTAGTTTTGCAGATGAAATTGTTGGAGGTGTTAGAGGTTTGTTAGACCCAAATTTAACTCCGGCTCAAGGTATGCTTTTAGAAGCAGAAGGTTTAGATGTGGCAAGACAATTAAGACCTGTTGAGTCGATTGGTACAGAAATAGCTGGATATATTGCATCTCCTTTAACAAGAAGTGTAGGTAGACTTGAAAGAGGAAAAGGAACTATTGGAAAAATATTGTCAAGAGGCAGAGAAGGTGGAATTTATGGTTTTGGTGCTGGTAAACCTGTTTTAAATGATGATGGAACTTTAAATTTTAAAGAAACTGCAAAATCAAAAGGAATTACAACTGCACGAGATTTTGCTTTATCAACAGGTTTTTCAATAATAACAGTACCATTAGGAAATGCTATAGCAAATACAACAGTAAAAAATAAAAGTTTTGCAAAAAGATTTGGTAAGAAAAGAGCAGAAAAAGAATTAAGAGGAATAATAGATGAGGCAGGTGGTGATATAAATAAATTCTTTGAAACAGCTATCAAAAAATCAAATAAAGGTTTTACACTCGCAGATAGTGAAGCATTGGGTACAGACAAAATGATGATAATTGCAGCTAAAATTCTTGGTGAAGGTAAAAACTCAAGAGAAATATCAAGATTTTTTAAAAATAGAAACAACACATTAAATAGCCGTATAAAAGATGAACTAGAAATAGCGTTTCCTAATGGACAAGGCAAAATGTTTACTACTTTGCAAAAGTTAATAAACCAAAGAGGTATAAAAGCTGATACATTTTATAAAAGAGCAAATGAAAAAGTTTTGAATATTAAAGATGATATAGCATGGCAAGACATAATTTCTACATCTGACTTTCAACAAGCCTTTAATGATGCACATAAATTAGCAGGGTTATACAAAGTAAAACTACCAAAAGTAACAATAAAAAATGGTAAAATAATAACTAACAAAGGTGAAGAAGTTACAGAAATATCAAGTGAGTTTTTGCATTATGTTAAAATGGGTATGAGTGATGCTATTGATAAAGGTAAGAAAGGTGGTGAAACATCTTTTGGCAATAGTGAATTAAAGGCTAGAACACAAAATATAAATACATTTTTAGATTGGTTTGATAGTAAAAATCCAGCTTATAAAAAAGCAAGAGATGAGTTTGCTGGTGACTCGGAAATATTACGAGCATTACAAGATGGAGGAAATTATAATAAATTTGCTGTAGATGAATTAGACTATATTTTTAAAAAGTTATCAAGCAGTGAAAAAACAGCTTTTAGACAAGGTGTATATAATAATTTAGAAGATATTGTTGAAAAATCTAATTCAGGTGTAGAGGGCATGGGTGGTAACACAGCTTTACAACTTATAAAATCTGAAAAACAAAGAAAAATGTTAGAAATTATTTTAGGTGAACCTGAAGCTAATAAATTAATTAAAAATTTAACTGATATTGTAAAAATGAAAAATACTGCAAACACAATATTACAAGGTTCAAAGACAACAGAAAAAACAAAAGCAATTAAAGGATTAGATGAAGCTGCTAAGGGTTATGATAATTTATCAGGTACACAATTAGCCAAAGAATTATTTTCATCAAGAAATGTAAAAAGTCGTGAAGATTTATTTAATGAAGGTTATGCTGATGAGGTTTATAAATATATTTCTGCCACATCACCGGAAGAATTATTAAAAATTAAATCAGATATAAAACGAACAGGTATAGACAAGGTTATTGATAACATTACAAAATTATTAATTACATCAGGTCAAATAACAGCAAAAGCTACTTTAACAAGCCCTGTTTCAGTAGGACAAGAAAAACCAAGAAGTTTCTTACAAGGGTTTACAGAATAATTAGGAGTATATAATGGCAAAAACAAAAATATCACAGTTTGATGCAAACGCAGCAAATAATACTGATTTAAATAGTATTAGTATTGCTGAAGGAACAGCACCATCAAACATTAATAACGCTATTAGAGAATTAATGTCACAACTTGCTGACTTAAATCTTGGCAATGAAGTATTATCTACTCTTAAAATAGACAATTTACACCTAGATGGTAACACTATTGTTACTTTAGATACTAATGGTGACTTAAACCTTACTCCTAACGGCACAGGGTCAGTTGTAGTAGCTAAAGTAGATATTAATGGTGGTGCAATAGACGGAACACCTATTGGTGGCTCTAGTGCGAGTACAGGAGCTTTTACAACCTTATCAGCTTCCTCTACTGCTAATCTAGGCTCATCAGTTACAGTAAGTGGTGGTAATATAGATGGTGTTATAGGTGCAAATACTCCTGCAGCAATTACAGGCACAGTTATTACAGCTAATACAAACTTTGCTGGTAATCTTACAGGTAATGTTACAGGTACAGTAGATGGTGTCGTAGGTGGCACAACCCCTGCTGCAATTACAGGAACGACAATAACAGCCAATACTAAATTTGTTGGTGCAATAGATGGTAATGTTACAGCAACAAGTGGTACATCAACATTTAACAATGTGACCATAAATGGCACACTTGATATGGATAGTACAACCTCACAAACAATTACAGGACTTGCCACGCCCTCTGGTTCTACAGATGCAGCTACTAAAGGCTATGTTGACACCGAAGTATCAGGATTAGTTGACTCTGCACCAGCAGCATTAAACACATTAAATGAATTAGCTGCAGCATTAGGTGATGACGCTAGTTTTTCAACAACTGTAACAAATTCAATAGCCGCTAAATTACCACTTGCAGGTGGTACTATGACAGGCGATATAAATGCTAATTCAAATACTGTTAGTGGACTAAAAGCACCATCAAGTGCAAATGACGCTACAACAAAAACTTATGTAGATACTGCTGACGCACTAAAACTTAATCTAAGTGGTGGTACATTGTCTGGCAACCTTGCTATGGGTAGCAATAAAGTTACAGGATTAGACACACCAACAGCTACAGGTGACGCAACAACAAAAGGATATGTTGATGGTATATTAGGTTCAGCAACAGCTGCCGCTACATCAGCATCTGCTGCCGCAACTTCAGCTACTGCATCAGCAACTTCTGCTACTGCTAGTGCAAGTTCTGCTACGGCTGCCGCTTCAAGTGCTACTTCAGCCGCTTCTTCTTATGATAGTTTTGACGACAGATATTTAGGTGCAAAAGGTTCAGCCCCAACAGTTGATAATGATGGTGACGCACTTCTTACTGGTGCTTTATACTTTAATACATCATCAAATCAATTATTTGTTTGGACATCAGGTGACGCATGGGTACAAGCTGCGTTTACAGCAAGTGGATTTTTAAGTGGTGCTAACAATTTATCAGATGTTGCAAATGCTGGAACATCAAGAACAAATTTAGGATTAGGAACTGCTGCTACAACAGCGGCTACTGATTATGCTACTGCCGCACAAGGAACAAAAGCCGATAATGCAGCAGCTAAAGCATCAAATTTATCAGATTTAGCAAGTGCAAGTACAGCTAGAACTAATTTAGGATTAGGAACTGCCGCAACTCAAGCTGTTGGAACATCTGCCAGTAATGTTGTGCAATTAGATGGCTCTGCCAAGCTACCTGCCGTAGATGGTTCAGCATTAACAGGACTAGCATCAGGTGGCACTGTAAATATGGTTGCAGATGGTGCTATTGCTATTAGAAAACCAGTTGTACTTACTGCTGCAGGTAAAGCAAAAGAAGTTGCTGAAACTACTACTGAAACAGAAACAGATGGTGCAGTTGCGGTAGGTATATCATCTGGTGGTAGTTATAAAGGTATATCAAATAATAGAGGAACAGCTTACGAAAGCACTTCTGATGCTATTGCTGTTACATATAGAGATGCAGATAATAGTAGTTATCCAACGGCTGCTGCTGCTAGTTATACTTCAGGAGAAGCTACTTTATCTTGGGGTACACCTGTTGTTTTAAAATCTGAAGCCTGTCCTTTTTCTACTGTAAGTGCAGGTGGTGGTAAATTTCACGCAACATGGACAAATGAAAGTAATGCTATATATGCAAGATGGTTTACTGTAAGTGGCAATACTATAACACTTGCAAGTAGTGAAACTACATTAAATACAAGTTCAGCAGCAGGTTGGGCAAAATCAGTATATGCTGATGATATATCAAGAGTAGTCGTTATATATGGTCAACAAAGTGTATATGGCACAGATAGTATGAATGGTAATTATTATGCAAATATTTTAGAAGTAACAGGTAGTGCCTATACTGCTAGTTCTAAATTAACTATACTTGAAAATGTAGGTAGGTCACATGGTAGTAGTGGTACTGATTTTGATATAGTATATGACCCTGATACTGATAGAATTTTATTTGTTTACATGGCATCAGGAGGTACTAAAGGTAGAGTTCTTACTGCATCTACTTCAGCTATAACTGTTGGTGCAGAACAAACTGTTGATGGTAGTTCAAATAATGACTCTAGTGGATTTATGTTAGCTTATGATACTAATTTAGACAGAGCAATTCTTTCTTATACTAAAGGAATAGGTTCAGCAGGGGCGCATGCAAGAGTTATAGCTATTACTGGTGGAGGTACTAATACACTTTCAGTAGGAGCAGAAAGTTCACAAATACAATCAGAAAATCCAAATGGTCAAGGTGGTATAGCATTTAATTCAAAAGATAATAAAACTTATTTAGCTCTTACAGGCTCAGGTGGTAAACTTAGAAGATATGAACTTACTTGTTCAACAACTGCTATTACAAGCATTGGCACAGCAGTAGAAATTTCTTCAGCAGTAACACCTTTTTATGGTAATATAGTTTATAATACAGACGAAGAAGCTCTAGTTACAATTTTTCAAGAAAATGCAAGCACAAGTAAAGATTTAAGGTATCAAGTATTACATTACGCATCTTCTAC